ATTGACATTACTGGCTCCTTATGAAGACACCTTCTTTGTAGTGAAGAGCATCACTAACTGTGGACTTATCACCATAAAGTTCATCTTGAATAGCTTGGACTCTTTTCTCCTTATTAGCTAACGCTTCTAAAGGATCAGAGTCAGGATCACTATACTTGGCAAAATACGCCTTTCCATGTTGCATGTTATCTAATAAGAACTTACAAGCATCAAATCGTGGTGGCAAGTAATTTTCATTCTCATCTTGAAATACCCAAACAGGTTCATAGCTAAGTTTACTAACAGGTAACTCCCTTATATTAACATCAGGAACTTCAGTTAGTCCCTCAAGAACATACTTAGCTTTAATCCACTGACGATATTTGGGTAGCTCTCTCACTTCCGGCTGTAAGAGAGCTACCCCTGCATCACTGTATTCTGTTAATCTCTTCTCGAATTGATCTTCTGACCACACTACTCTGAAGAATGGTCTACCAGTATCATGAGCACCATAATGCCTCTCAAGTTGGGTATTGATCAATTCGATAGATTCGATTAACAACATTACATCACCTAGTTTGCAGGCTGACCATATTCTAATGTGTCAGTCAAATAGCTAATCCAAACATCAGTAGCATTACCAGTAACACCACCAGCAGGATCAAAATCAGCAGCAGCAATATTGAAAGAGTTCCAAATAACAAAGTTTCTCAGTCCAGTATTACCACTAGCAAGATTCATTGTGGCAGTAGTAGACTTGGCAATAGTATTGTCTCGAATAATACTATCAACCCATGCACCAACAATACCATTAACACAAGGAAGAATTCTGCTATTTCTAATTGTCCATCGTGATGGAATAGCAATACTCTGATTTGTTACTACAATTGCACCACCACCAGAACCAGCAAGATCCTCAAATGAACAATCATCAATCAGAACATTTGAGGCACCGCCATAATCCTCCAGTCCAATTAAGCCACCAGTAAATCTCATTCCATACATTGACAAGTGTGAAGCATCAGGATAAGTTGCAGACTCCTGACGATTCATTTTAACACAAGCATCATCAGTATGTGCGGCCATTTGGAAGTTTATAAGCTTCCATGCCTGATTTCTTAATTCTAATAACGGAGTTGTTGCTGTGGGTGATGCTGGCTTTAACCAAGATGCACCACCACCTGTCGCTACACCACCATCAGTAGACTGTCGTGGTCTATTAGCGGCACCAATAATAGTCACATCATATACACCAAGTGGTGCAGTTAACTGCTCCTTAATTACTCCACTTAGCACAATAATGTCATGACTATCTATTAACGCAAATGCACGCCCCATTGTAGCAAATGCGCTACTTGGTGATCTACCAGTATTAGTATCTGAACCACGAACAACATCAGCCGCACCTAATCCATTAACATACCAGATGCGTCCAATGATGGAAGGATTTAAACCGTTAACAAAACCACCCCTTTCATAATACTGTTTAACTGAACCCCATAAATTAGCAGGGGGAATCTGTGTATATTCTGTCGGCATTATTTTTCTCCAGCTCTAATGAGCCATCACATCATGTGACAGAGGGATATTCTTCCATTTGTGGAAATTGAAAAGTCTGACCACTCATAGTCGCATACTCAGTATTCCATCCTCCTTCAACCTTACGAGGCCACATGTTAAGATTTATCATATGACCGAGCTGAACATCTAAATCACAATAAATCTTAAAACCTGTAGCTCTCACCCTATTGAAAAATGAAACATCATCACACCAGCTATCCTTTTCTATTTCTCCTAATGTAACCCAAGGCTTCTCTTGCTTTTTAAATACCTCAGTCTTAATTAAAACAGCTCCAAACCCACAACTAACCACTTCAACTAATCCAGTCCTATTTTTTAAAAGCATGAATCTACACCTGCCATTTTCATAGGCTTCATCAAATAGGACTGGATAGTGTGGATAATTTCTCATAAGATACAGCCCACTGACTACATCTTTGTCATGGTCCAATAGACGTGTTAAAACATCGGGACCAAATACCATGTCATCATCTAAGAAGAAAACATGTGTACAATCATTATCTAGGGCTGCCTGAATCACCAAATTTCTGTTAGTCGCTGGAGATTGACCATGAGAAAGCATTAATAGCGTTCCCTCTGGTTTAACCAGTGTATTGAAATAGTCGTAGAAATCTGCTCTACGAGCATATTCTCCTGTAGGAACACCTATTATTACTTTCATTTTAACCTCTAGCTAGTAGTTGAACTCACTATATAGTAAGTTGCAGCAATGGGTTCATAAACAAGAAGATACGCTCTACTAGCAACAGTAGTCGTTCCCCCTGAAACGTTACCACCAGTAGTGAATCCTGTAGTCGTGCCGGGAACAATGCAGAGCATATGTTGACCAGCCACAGGTGGAGTAATAGTTGCAATAGCCGTATTACCAGTAACCTTAGTGATAAAGGTAGTTGGAGCTATTGTAGCAGCCGCTGTTACAGTTACAGGGAGTGGCTGTTTATCACTCTGAACAGTAGAAATATTTTGAAACAGTAGATCACTAGCCATCATCATCTCCTATTAGTAACCAGCAGGAACCGCAAGAGAATCTACATAGGAACAGGCCGCAGGATTATTCACGAAGAACTGCATACCACACACCATGTAGAAGATGTCTGATGTCATAACTCCACCAGAAGCACCGCGCAGCTCAAAAATCTTCCTATCGGCAGTCGTATAGAAACCGAGAGGAAGAATCTCACCACGTCCCCATACTTCTTCAACAACAAAGTCGATTCTGGTCTTATCCCAATTATAACTAGTCTTAACTGGGGCACCAGCCATCTGCATGTTGTTACCAAAATACATATTCAGAGACTCTTCCTTGGCAGTCTTTTGAATGATACTAACTAACTGCCCAATCTCTTCATATGCCTGTTGCTGACAAGGATGCATCCACGCAGTAGGCGAGAAGTTATTATCAATGCCTACCCTATTACCAATCTTGTTAATAGCAAGACGTGGTAAAGGAAGAGTGAGTGCAGCATTGCCACCATTAACACGATTAGCACGAATCTCAGGATTCGTAACACGAGAGAATCCTAACCATGTGCCCGTGCTAGCATTAGAGTGATGATACGGCACTCCATAAATGGCCGGGAGCGCAGTCGGCGAAGCAATACCACTCACTACTAACTTATCAGTAGCAACAGCACCGGCAACAGCAGGAGTAACTGCAACAGACTTACCCTCAACATCCCACGTAGTAATAACACCACTACCACGTAATGTTGCAAGAGTAGTATCAAAAACCTGCACAGTCTGACCATAACGCATTAAACGAGCACCGAAGCCATCCGTGCCAAGAGTATAAGTATCAACTCCAGCAGCAGTAGCCACAACACTAATAGTTCCGATAACACCATTACCAGCCTGCATCAACTGAGCATCTAACTGACGACGAAGCTCATCTAATGCCGTAGCCGTAAGACGCCTAACACTATTCACAATAGCCTTACGCGAATCATCAGTGGCCCACTGTGTCAGCTTAGTATATTCGATATTCTCACTAACGAATACTGCGCCAACCACAGCCTTATCAAACTTCGGTCCACCACCACGCCCAAGATCACCACCATCAGGATTAAAATACTGGAACGCACCACCAGGACGAATCTCTAATGGAATACGCATCTGACGATAAGAAATCTTCTCAACATCACGCTTCTTGACAGTTCCATAGAACTTATCATCGCGCTCGAAAACAGTCCTTATCTTAGGAATTACTTTCTCTAATTCAAGTGCAGCAACATCAGTTTCAACAACAGCCATCGCTTATCTCCATTAATCATCTTGCATTAAATAGTCGAGGGTTGACATTTTCTTAGACATTTCCTTGGGTTCACTAGTTTTCCGAGAACCAACATTACGAGAAACTGGAAGATGACCTTTATCATCTTCTTTCTTTACCTTGTGGCCTGTCCCTCTCAGGGCTTCATTACGAACCTTCTTAATAGTGGAGGGTAATAACATTTTAGCCTTAGACAAGTAGGCTGAACGAATTTTGTCTAATGATGGCTTACTAAAATTAGTCTCAAACGCTTTCTTCCAAAGACCATTAAGAATCTGTGTGAAACGATCATCAGATTCAATAGACCCTTCTAATTCTTCAAGTGCCTCACGAATTGCATTCTTTTTAACATAATCAGTCATATCCCCTTTAGGGTCGATATTTTCACTGATTGTAGACTTAATAGTATTCTTAACACGAGTATCAAGATCACCCCTAGCAGTATCAAATCTTTCCTTAGTAAACGCTTCACGATCTTTTTTAAGTCTCTCCTCAGCACTATCAGGTGACTTATCTGATGCTAACTTAGTAGCCGGCTTAAATTCACTAGTTCCAAAAATAAACTGATGAAGAATATTAGCAGTCTCCATCAACTTTTCATTAGCAGATACTTTAGCCTCTTGAACCATAGAGACTATAGTATTCTTCATTATGTTGCCTAAAACGTGAACATAAGCATCCTTGTCTACATCTTCAAGAGTTATGAGGTAATTATCTACAACTCTATTGAAGCTCTCAGGATCAGTTTTCTTAATAGCTTCTAAGATAACTTTAGTATTACCTTGTGCTAAATCATTCTCAAACCTGTCAAGCATTTGAGATTTCTGAACTGCTTCCTTAGCATCGTCTATCGTAGGAAGAAGATCAGTATACTGCTGTTCTTTATAATATGCTCTCTCAAGATAAGGAAAGTCCTTAAAGAGTTGGGGATATTTACCTAATATCTCTTTTCTCTTAACAGGAGCAATGAGATCTAATTCTTCATCAATCTCTTCCTTATCTTCTTCATCCTCTTTTATTTCTAACTTTTCTTCATCTTCCTCTTCTTTTTCTTTCTTCTCTTCTACTACTTCTTCCTCTTCAGAAGTATCCTTAAGAAGATCAATAATATCTTCCTTATTTAAGTCCTTAGTGGTGTCAACAACAGTTTCATTCGGTTCCGTCATTTGTCATTCCTTCTGGTGCTGCTTGTTCAGGTGTTGGTGCAGCATTACCAATGGGCACAAG